GCACCTGGTCCTTCATCTCGCCCCATGGTGTCTCGATCGGCTTGACGACCGGGTAGGGGTAGCAAAGGACGCGGCCACTCGGCAGCTTGCACCAGAGGAAAGAGCCTGAGACTTTAAAAACAACCCCCCGGTCTTTAGGGCCAGCGCTGTATTTCTGCCCAGCGCGCAGCACGGCGGACAACGCGGCTTCCTCCAGCGCCCACCAATAGGCCACGATGTTGGGATGAGCTGCGCGCCAACCTTCCTTTGCGCGCTCGGCCACCGCATCCGGCACCTTCACCAGATAGGTTTTGGCCATCATCTGGAAGGCGCCGACGCCGCCCTGGTAGCCGCAGGCTAGTTCGGGGACCTTCCCAAAGGTTTGGCGTTCGGCATCTGTGATTCCTGAAACTGGTCGGCCAAGGATCGTCGCGGCTGTAGCCTTGTAAATATCGGGGCCTGTCCCGGCGTCGAAGTCGCGGAATCGTTTGAGCTTACTTTCCTCGCCAGCCAGCCAGGCGAGCCCGCGCCCCTCAATATTGGAGAAGTCAGCCGCGAGGAGGGTGTTACCGGGAGCAGCGCAGATAAGCGCGCGGAGAGACGACGAGACGACCGATAGCGGCGGACCATGAAACACGCTGAGATAGTCGCAATCGCCAAAATTACTAATCGCATCGTCAATTTCCTTTCGTTTGAGGTGGGGGCGCGGCATGTTGTGCGGCTGTATGCGGCGCCCCGCCCAGCGCCCCGTGCCGGCGCCGTGGTACTGCATGGTGCCGCGTATCCGGTTGTCGGCAGACGCGGCCTCGCGCATGGCCTTCAGTTTTGCGGTGCTGGTCTTTCCGGCTTCTTGACGGAGCAGTAGGGCTCGACGCGCAAGCGGTGGGAGCGTGTCAATCTGTAGAGCGTCCAGTACATCGGCTTTTGCCAGAGAGGGCAGTTCCACGTCCTGAAGACGCAGCCAAGTTCCAATTCTTTTAACCTCGCTGCATACGCTGACAAAACCTCCGGTAACATCGCGCATCTCCTCATCTAGTCTGCGTTTTTCCGACTCCACGATTTTGAGGGCGCGGTCGATGTTCGGAATATCGACGTGCACGCCACGGTTGTTTATCTTCTGGTCCAGCACCCACAGCGCCTGCTCGTCTTGGCTAAGGGGCATAAGGCGCTTTTCCAGTTCGCGCTCCACCCGCACGTCCTGGCGGCAGTATTCGTATAGCGCTTGCAGTTTGTCGGGCTCGTCCCACCAAGTCAGCGGATCCTCAGACCGGGGCTTGGCCATCTGCAGCATGAGCCGCCCGCCCGCCATGTCCTTCTGCTGCGTAATGCCGACGGCCGCCGCAGCTTTTTCCAGGCTGCCGGGCAGGGCCATGGCATACGCCATCGCCATCGTGCACCGCATTTGTTCGGGCTTGAGTTCGGGCCAGCCGTAGCGCGGCACGCATATGTTGTTCCAAATCGCCAGTTCGAAAGCGGCGTTGTGGGCGTAAACGACTCCCCCCAATTCCACATGGTCCAGAACGTCTTGAACTCCGTCAGTGGCGTTGACCGGCGCCCAGATATGCGCCGGGCCGTCATTGAAAGCGTAACCCATGCACCATGGCTCGGTGCTCGGGTGCTTCGCGTAGTTGTCCAGCCCCACAACTTTCAAGTCGGCGCAGCTGCGCGTCTCAAAATCTATGTGGAGCTTGGCGGTCACAGGCACCGCCAGTTGTCACCGCGACGAATGCCGTTCACGGCGCCTTTAGAAACGCCGTACTCCCTAGCAACCACCGTCACACCTCTGGGGTCCCGCTTTATAGCGTCTACTTGTTCGGCGGTGAGCCTGGATTTTGGGTGCGCTTCGCCTTTATTCGGGCCAATAGCTTCCGCAAATATATCTTGCTTGAACCGATACTCTAAGTTCGACAGTTTGTTGTTGCTCGGGTTGCCGTCTATGTGCGCCGCCATCTCCCATTTACTGGGCGCCCGACGAAACACGGTTAAAACCAACGCGGCCACACTAAAGTGGCCCACGTGTCCTTCACATCGTAACTGCACGTCGCTGCAGCGACCGGGGTATGTAGTGCGGCGAAGACGACCGCGGAGACGGAATTGCCGGCCGTCGATACCAGGAACAATCCTGTCCAAACTGCGAACACGGCCCCAGTCGCTTACTTGGTAGTACCCCTCGTAGAACGGAATGTCGCGCCACTCCTCGACAAGATCGCTCATCCCTGCTTCGCCTTCTCGTACTCACTCCTGCGCAGAGTGATGGGCGCCTTAGCCACCGGGCGCTTCAGCAGCCCGCCCATACCGAAAGACCCGCTGGCGGTCGCAGCCTTGTGAACGCGAAGATGGGCGATTGCTCGTTTGGAAAGTTTCATTTTTTGCTCGGAAAAAAGCCCCCGGGTTATTAGCCCGGGGGTAAGTTGGCGCACGCAAGGAACATGACGTGCGCTTGGGGGTCAGGCGAAAACGTCCTCGGCGGATTCGGCGGCAGCGCCTTCGACCGCTTTGAAGGCATCGGTGGGGCGCACGCGGCCGCCCAGCGGATCGCCGTCGGCAACCTTCTGGAGATTGAGCAGGCCGAAGCTCACGCCCTTGTTGCCCTTTTGATCGTAGTAATAGGGCCGCACGTTGGCGATGTACCAGGCGCCGGAATAGACATCGCGTTCTTCCATGATGTCCTGCACGTTGGCGTCCACCACGCCGGGGCGCTCGGTGGATTTCAGATTGATGAAGAAGGCGCCGGCCTCGTGGCCATCGGGCAACTTGCCGTCCTTCTCGCGCTCGGCCTGGTCACGAATGGGGTTGCGCATCCCTTTCGGCCACTTGGTCTTGTCGGCGCCCAGCTTGGCAATGATGGCTGCTTCCGCGGCCTTCTTGAGAGCCGACAGATCCGCGCCTTTGGGGAACAGCGCGACGAGGGAGTATTCGTCCTTGCCGTTCAGGTCGTTCTTGCGGGCCTTGAAGACGTTGATGTAGGACCCGCGGAAGCGCGGGGTATTCAGGGGGGCTACGGCCATTCGGTTTTCCTTTTTCAGTTGGCTACGGGGGTGAACACAGACTTTGCTTTGGCCTGCGCCTTGTCAGTGAGCGCAGGGCAGACGTGGGCCCGATTGACCGGGCAGAAAAAACAGTGGGAACCGGACACCAGCGGGGCGTCGTCGGCTTCGGTGGCTTTCGCCGCCGCCACCAGGTCGGCCCAAAAATCCAAAAGCTCCAAGGCGTCGATCGTCTCGCTGCGAACGGAGCCATCGGTGTGCTTGCACCGTGGCTGCACGATCACCAGCTTCACCTTGTCGGCGCGGTAGCCAAGCCCAAGGATGGCGCCCAGGGCGTAGTAGCGCATCTGCACGTTGCCCTTCACCGCCACCGGCACGCCGGCGCCGTGCTTGTAATCCATCACCGTCAACAGCCGCTGCTTCTCGTTCCAGATCACAGCGTCCGAAGTGCCAAAGCAGCCGGGGTACACCGCCGATAGGTCAAATTTTGTCTCGATGTGGCGCCTGCCGGGCGTGTCCATCACGGTTTCCACATAGACCGCCACCGCGTCGGCCATGTCCTTGGTCACCAGGAACTCGCGCCCCTCCAGGTGCATCATCATGTCGATGTAATTGGCGGGGTTCTTGCCCCACTCGATGCAGTAAGAACCAAGAGCGTGGGCGTCGCTGCCTTCGCTGGCGTAGGACGATTCCGGGTTAGGCAGGTCAATGGACAGCCGCACGCTGCCAGGACACGCGGCCCAGCGGTACATAGACGAAGCACCTAACACAGCATGCGCTGTCACTGTTTCTTCCTCGCGTGCAGCCTGGCGGCCACTTCTTCGTAGGGGATGACGCGGTAGGGCTTGGTGTTCTTCTTCACTTCCACCACCCCGTCGCGCTCGTGCGCCCACTCCACCATTCGGTCCAAGTTTTCCTCGTCTCGTTTGCCATTCACGCTGACGCAAACCCGGCTGCTACTGGAGGATCCGGCTCGGGGTGCCATTCCGGCAGATACCCCAAACGAAAAGACTGGAGCGCGGCGTACACCGTGGCCTCGTCGTACCGAATCTGCGGCCAGGTATCGAAACGCGCCGTGCCAGCCGGGCACATTTTCTCACCCCCGCCGCGCGTGTACCGGCGAACGTCGCCAGTTACGCAATCAAGCGAGACGAGGGCGAGTTGCGTGGTCATGCGGCCAGCTTCGCCTCGGCCTTTTGAATGACCGCCGCGCGTTCGGCTTCCTTGGGCTCACTCACGCGCTGGTAGCCGAACTCGCCCAGAACTTCGCGCACCGCAGCAATGCCGTGCTTCTGGTTGAGCTTGGTGAGGGCATGCACCATCTCGTCGTGGCTCGGGGCTTCGACCGGCGCGCTGGTGACTTCCTCGATGTCGGTTTGCACCGGCTCCTTGGGCGCCTCGGCTTTCTTGGGGCGACCGGGGCCCTTCTTGGGCTCGGCGGCGGGCGCCGGGTCATTGGCCGGCAGCTTTTGCTTCTGCGCCTGGCAGAACGCCTGCAGCTGGTCCAGGTCGTCAAAGTCGATCGTCAGTGAAACGGGCATGTTGTCTCCTCTTTGTATGGATAATAACTCAGTGTTTCGAAAATGCAAACACTATGTAGAAGAAAAAGGATCGACAGTTGCCGGGGCGTCCAGCAATTCCGTCAGGGTGCGAAGGCGCTGTTTCAGCACCCTTTGGATGCGCTCGTCATAACCAACCATGCCAAAAACCCGCACGTTTACGGGCTTTGTTTGGCCAATGCGGTGCACCCGCATGACGGCCTGGGCGTTGTTGCCGGGCACCCAATCGCACTCCACCAGCGCAATTTCCGACGCCGCGGTGAGGGTGATGGCCGTGCCGGCGGCAATAATTTGGCCCACAAACACACGGGTTTTCTGGTCGTTCTGGAATCGCTGCACCAGTTTGTCGCGCTTCTGGGGCGGTGTGCCGCCATAGATTTTAGACACGCCGTACTTGCGCAGCCCTTCCCCCAATTCTTCGATCACGTCACGGTGGACCGCGAACAGCACAATCTTGTGGTAGGCGTTGGCGTCCAGCTCGGCCTTTATCAGCTCGATGACGCTGCCCACCTTCTGCAGCCCGACCCACCGGCGCAGGGACTTCACCTCTGGCTTGCCCGCCAGGCCCTCCAAAATCTTCATGGAGTCGGCGCCCATGCCCATGTCTTCCACCAACGTGCGAACCTTCAGTTCGGCCTTCGCCACGTCCTGGTTGAACACCTCACGCCCGCGGGGGCCGTAGGATAGGTAATTGTCAAAGTGGATTTGCCACTTGAAATTGTCCACAACAGCGGGCTCCACCACCACGTCGTTGAAGCGGATCGGGGGCAGGTCGGTCATAACGTCTTCCTTTTTTCGTCTGAGCATGAAAGGCGCGAGCAGCGCGCGGAGTTCGTTGGTGTTGCGGCCACCAGTTACAAGCCTCTTGCGGCCACCGCGCACCACAATGTCTTTCCCCGTGGTGTAGCGCTCTTGGAAATCCTCATAGGAGAGTTTCGTAATTCCAAAAGTGAACAACAGCGCCCACAACTCGCCGGGGTGAAGTGGCGCCGGCGTCCCGCTCATACACCACACGCGGGACGCCCGATGCACCAAACCCTTTTGCCCTAAGACGAGATTTGTACGAGTGGCAAAAGGGCTTTTTAAAAAGTGGACTTCATCGAGAACTAACAGCCCCCAGCGACGCGCAGACAAGGCCGCAAACACGTCTACCCTCTGGGCCAAGTCGTAAGAGCAAATCGTCACGTCGCTTTTTGCAATTTCGTTCTTCTGCGCCGCCGTCAGCAGCACGCAGATATTCAAGGTGCGCGTAGAAAACTTCCCGAACTCCCTCGCAAACTGGATCCGACCAACCGCCGGCCCCAGGATCAAAACGGGGAGGGCCTCTATGCAATCGGCTGCTACGATCGCCTGGGCCGACTTGCCCAACCCCATCTCGTCCGCCAGCAGTGCGTGTTTCTTGTTGCGTAGCCACTCAACCCCCTGTTTTTGATAGTCCAAAAGCCCCGTTACGATCATGGCAAAACGATGCGGACGGATTCGTCATTTTGCAAAATTCGCTTAACTGTTCCTGTATTGTTCACATTTGACATTAGGATGCAAGTCCTATTTTTGAAGGACTAAAATCCTATCAGCCACCAGTTTGTTGTAACCAACCTTGTCGTGCCAGCTGTCGTGGAAATTGGGATCGCCGTTCAATATGCGGGCATTCTTGGAACATTCCATTTCCAGCGCGGATTTTTGGTCCGGCGCCAGGCGATCCCAGTTAGCGGTTTTTCGCATAACGTCCTTCAAATTCTGTTCAATGGCCGCCTGGTCCGCGAACACGCCATAGCGGCTGCCGCGTTCGGCCAGGGTGGCGTCGATTCCGCCCACGGGATGCGGTGTTGCCGTTTCCCACTTCCAATCGGTGTGGGCGTTTGGGTCCGTATTTCGGCAAGCGCCACCACAATAGCCACAGAAAATCACAGCGTTCTCCCGTTCGTAAGATCGAAAAATCTGTCGTAGAAAGCTCTTTTCGCGTGGCCCTGGGCCCATCCCATAAGCCCCACATCCGGCAGCACTTCGGGCTCTTTCAGCCCGTGGCCCCAGTCTGGTTTGTCCACAATCTCGTCAAACAGGGTCCGACGTTCCACAAAAACCATGATGGCGTCCGCGTCCTTCACGCACTGCGGCAGTTCGAAATCCAGGCCAAACTTGGCCGCAATCACAAACCAGTTCAGGGCCTCTATCTCCCGGTATTGCGGCATAACCAGCTTCAGCGGCCGGCTTACGTCGCCCAGATACGCCTCGGTGGCGTCGTGCAGCAGGCCGGCCAGCTGGTGTTCCGGCGGCACCAGACGGGAGACGTGGACGCTGTGTTCGGCCACGGAATAGAAGCGGTTGCATTGGCCCACAAACCGGCACTGCATGGAGAGTGCGTGCGCTATGTCGTTGATAAAAATATCGGAAATACGGGGATCCTGGGGGTAATAGGCGTGGCCGCTGTGAGTCTGTATCCAGTTGCCGAGGCGTTGGGTCATGTTTTGACATTATCAAAGTGTTGTGGAAAGCGCAACAGCAGACACAAGTAGGGAGAATTACTTAGGGCTCGATCTCTATAAGGGTTGAAGGATGAAACAGGCGATGTGCCGGCCGGTGCCTTTGCCGGTGGATCCGTCCTCAGTCGCCACCCAGCGAACATCGCCCAGGTTGCGGATCGTGCCGCCCGTGACGGCGGTCAGCATCAGCACCCACTTGTCCACCGGATAGACCAGCACCACCCGCTTTCCCTTGGAGACTTCCAGCAGGGCCTTACGCACCCAGGCTGTCGGGCCTTTCTTTTTGCCCTGGTGGATGATGGATCCGAACGGCGGGTTGACGTAGTTCGATTGGCCCCACTCACAGGTCAGGCCGTCGAAGCCATCGGGCAGCGGGTAGGGGCACGGGTCAAAGTCAAACTTGAACTCGGCGTCCAGTTCGGCATAGAGCGCCTTCGGCGTCAGCCAATAGTGTTTGCCGTCCTCGCCATTGCCTTTGTGAAACTTGTTCTCGGCTGGCGCGAGAAGCGATTGATGTGGTGCCGTGTCCAAAATGCGCTCGATCTATGTTGATGGTTGTTCTGGAACGGGGCCGTCAGGGTATTGGCCAGGCTCATCGAAAGCCTCTTGCCCGTCTTCCACCCGACGCACCGCTGCTAAGCAATCAGTCAGAACCTCGGCGGCCAGGTCTGGTGTGATCTCCCGGTCGGCACTTGCTCCCCGGCCAGACCATTTGTACCAAGAGATTGTCAGACCGCTTTTCTGGTGTTTGAAGTTGTAAGGCTGCCCGGCGTCGCCCCACGAGTAAGAAACGGCGGTGAAGGTCGGGCAGCGGAAGGAAGCGCCAGTGTTGTTGAAAGGGCTGTCATACTCTTTCTGGCGCATGTTCCAGAACACACGATCCATCTCATCACTGATGGTCCGCATCACGGACTCCATAATCTCAGGGACAGCGTGGTGCTGGAATGGCTGTCCGAAGATTGCCTGCCCTAGTTCTGGCGTGTAATTCGACATAACGCTCGTCCTATGTAGGGGGTTGCCACTGAGCCAGCGGGGTATCGTATGCCAGCATCAGGGGGTGTCGTGGTTGACCGTCCTGGGACGTTCCCAGGCAATACAGGGGTGTGCCGGACAGGGCGGCCATGCGGCGAATGTCTTTAAAGCGGGCGCGAAGTTTGGGCGGCAGCTTCCCCAGCGGCCCCCATGCCATGATGTGAATGTCCGCATCGACAAAGATACGGCTCAACCATGCGTCATTGTCGGGGCCGACCGGATCAGGGGCGGTCTTTAGTTCCGAAACATCGGTTGCCCGCCACGCAAACTTGTTGCCCACGATGAACCGGCCAAACCCGAGGCGCTGAGAGAAGCCGACCAGCTTGCGGATTGTGGCGTCATCCACCTCTGCATCGGCGGTTGATGGGTTGACCATGATAAAGGCAGCGGTCTTGCCGCCCCAGCCAAGGTCGCGTTCCAGCCGATAGCGATATTTGCCATCGTCGGAAATCACTGCGCTTCGCTTGGTCATTAGGTCTGACAAAATCCGCTCCCTTTATGTAATCCATCGAATTGCAATAGCCGTATAAAACACACCGAATCGGCATCGGTTAGCTGGTGCTTTATGTAATTCAGTCATAGCCGGCTCCCATACAAAGCCAACAAAGCCGCCTCTGCTCTTCCATCGTGCTTTTTCAGCGGCCACAGGTGAGAAAATTTTGGCATAAGGCGAGAGGCGAGAAGGCGGCTTTGGTCTTTGTCACCCGTCAAGCCAAACGCTGCTTTCCACCGGTTGGGACGCACGAGCGCCATTGGCAGGAGATTGGCGGCAGCCATCGCCTGCGGCGCCGCGCAATTGAAGCCAAATTTGAAAGCCTGAATGACGCCATCGGTGGGCTGGGATGATGGTTCCTCAATGCAGCAAAGGGACGTTGAGGGGGCAAAGCCGGCAAATAGCCAGGCTAAGGCAGAGAGATCGAGGATCCTGCGCGTTTTACCGTTTGTGGTGGTGGTAAGCGTCGGCATGTCGTGAATGACAAGCGAGCCGGGTTGTAGGATGGCTATGGCGCCATCTAGGCCGGGATCTATGCCGGCTATGGCGTTTGGTTGCGTCATGCGGGAAAGCAATCTTCTGGCGTAAGCATCACGCCTTCCAGCCGCGCCGCTTTCATGATGTCGGGCCAGGCGGCCGACGGCACAACGCCATTAGAACCACCGTTCTTTTTAGGCAGGTTCCAGCGATACAGCGCGGAAAGAGAGCGAGAGGCATGCGGGCCGACGCGATCCAGTGCGGCTTTCAACGCCGGCACGCCACCGAAACGGGCAAACACGCGATCGGCCTGCGTGGTTTTTTCCACCCGGGCGCTAATGCCGCGGAAACCATAAGAGGGGAATGGCGTTGTGTTCATCGAAAATCACTATATTGCGAATATCGAAACAGTCAACTGAAAGTTTTAATATCAACGCGTTGTGAAAACGAAAACACTCGTTAGGAATAAACATGTTGACAATAGGAAAACATACCTCTACCACCTTCGCCCGCAATGTGTTCCACAAGGGGAACCGAATGGGGGTGATAGATTTGGCCGCGAAGAAAAAAGCGCCAGAGTGGAACGTCGATAGCCATTGGTTCTTCGACCAGCTGCAGGCGCGTAAACTCTCACTGCGGGGCCTGGCCAAGCTCCTCGACATGTCGCCATCCTCTTTGTCCCTGCGCTTTGGCGGCCATTACAAAATCACCATGGAAGAAGCGGGCGCCATGGCGGGTTTGTTGGGCGTCACCTTCGAGGAAATAGTTCACAGAGCTGGGATTAAAATCCCAAAGGATCCTGTGAAGGCCGTGCGGCTGGTCGGCCAGGTTCATGGCGTGACTGTGAAGCCAGGCAAGGGCCTGGGCGCGATCGAAAGGCCGGGGCCATTGCCGGCGGGTGTGGTGGCCATAAGGGGGGTGGAGCCAGGGTGGATTTATTTTTACACCCCCTCCCAGAAGTTGCAACCAGAGGCTGTAAATCAACTCTCGGTTGTAAATGAGGGGGTGTTGGGGGTCCTTGAGAAATGCAAAAACCCCCCTTTGGGGGGTATGAAGGGGGGTCTTTGGAACGTCAGGGGGGTGTTTGGAGGGGGTGTTGAGGGGGTGCGAGTGGCTTCGGCCACCCCTGTTTTGATGATTTTGCCGTGATAGGACACCCCCCTTTGGGGTTATGAGGGGGTGTTTTGACCCCCCTATTTAGGGGGTATGGCGTAGAAGTTGGGGGAGGGCTGGACCAATTTACCCCCCTCGACCAGGGGGGCCAAGGCCTCTCGAATGACCTTTTGGGTCTTGTTTGTGACGAGCGCCAGGAGCCTTACCGAGGCCGCGGGGCGATCCGCCAAGTACCGTAGCACCGCCGCCCCGATCGTGGCGCGGTCAGTTGCCGCCCTCTCCTTGGCGGCCGGCGCGGGCCGGTGGGAATAGACCCCCGGGCGAATCTTGTAGATCAGATTTTGTTCGGCCAGGCGGTTGCAAATCTTGAACACAATATCCCGCGGTAATCCTGTCTTTCCCCGCACATAATCGGTGGAAACCACGCTGTAGTCCCTGAACGCCGCTAGGACGTAATCCTGCTGGGCAAAAAAGTCGGTGGGGTGCGGGTCGAATGAATAGAAGCCCCGCGTCAGGCGCCAGATATGGCCGCCCTCTGCCAATTTGGGCAGTATGTTGCGCACCGTCGTAACCTTGTAGCCAGTGCGATCGGCCACCTGTTCGCAAGTCAGCACTTCGCTCGAATCTTTGAACGCGGCGAGCACTTCACGGTCCGGGTTGCTGAGTATGTGGGTCAATTTGCGGGCCTTTCCTGTTGGAATGTTTGCATAATACCAACAAGATCGGAAGAAGTAAACACTATGGGTTTTGAGAGTGTTTAGATCACCCACGCGGCCCAATAGCCTGCAACGGCGAGAAAATCAAAGACGCATTGGCTTTTGTTACTGCTTGTTTTGATTTTCGCACTCGCTTGGCGCCCGGGCTAAGGGGGGTCTTAGGGGGTGCTGGAGAATGGTGGGCGGAAAATCCCGTAGTGGTTAGATACTGTATATTTACTTGATCTTTCTAGTAAAACAGATAATACACCAATACAATCAACGCCTTAGACCAATCCATAACCCCCACTAGGGGCATTTTTGCAACTAACGCCGTTCGGCCTGCCCGCTGGCTCTCAGGCAAAGAAAAAGCCGGGACAATCCGCCCCGGCTGAGTTGCATTGGTGATGTGGGCGGCTATTCCGCGGCGATCGCCGTGGCTTGTGGCGCGTTGATCCAGTCTGGAGCGCCGGCCCACAAGTCCGCGTTGTTTCGAACGGGCATGATAACGCCAAAGGTTTCGTCATGGCCAAACGTGACGGCGCAAGGGGTGTCAGCCCGTCCATAGTGGAAATGAGGCGACAAGGCCGAGTAACCGAGGATCTTGGATGCCTTTTGGAAATCCAGGCAATAGGCGAGATTGAATTGCGGCCGGCCGTTGTCTTCTGCCGGGTTGAGTGCGGCCGGCAATGTGCGCCGCCAATTGGGGTACGTGCCGTCGATTGGCGTCAAAATGGTTTCCTTGTTGGTCTGCAGCAGCAGTTTGCCCTCGTTCCCAAAGGCAGACAGCAGCGCAGCGTCCTTGCCGTACTTTTCGGCCTTCAGTTCCGATATGGATTCGGACGGCAGGATCCACTCGCCCAAAAACTTGTTGTCCGGGGCGTCGTCGTCCAGGCAGTTGCGGTGCACCAGCATGCGGGGGCCGTCAGTGGCCACGTAGAGAGATTCGCGGCGAGAAACGGTGAGCAACACGCCGTTGAGGTAATAGCGCGTCGCCTCTTTGCTGGCGAACAGGTTGCAGGCTTTCAAGGCTTTGATGCTGACTTGTGATGTTTTTGTCATGTGCTTAGTTCCTTCCTTTGTTGTTGGTTAGTGGATTGCGAGAGCGAAAACTGCGGCACTGGCTAACCAGCACAAGGCGCCGGCGATCATGGCCAAGGCCACGCCCATTACGGGGTCGGTATCAGATGGGTGCATGTTGCGATTTCCTTCTACTGTTGCGGGATTGTCAACATCCAAGCCAAAACAAACATGGCCAGGATGAATGGGACGATCAGAAAGCCTGCTAGGATGTCGGGGAGCCAAGTGCGCATTACACGCCCACCGCCATATGGTTGACGTCGCAATTTGCGCGTCCACAATGCGGGCAGGATCGGCGGTCTGAATGCGCCACGCAAAGCATGACGGCGCCGGACTGGTTTTTGTCTTGGCCAAGCCACTCGCCGCAAAAGCGCGCAACCCAGCGTGGCGTGTCATATCCGCAGTATTCGCGGGATATTGTGTAGCGCTTATCCATCACAGCCACCCCCAACCGTGGAGAGCTGGCGCGACGGCGAAAAAGATGAACATTCCAAATACGGCCAGTCTTATCGCGTGTTGCATGGCGTTGCTCCTTGTGGTGTCTCTGCCCCCTATAAACCACAGTGTTTCGAAAAACGCAACAGGTAGAGAAAGAAAAAACACTCGGTTATGATTAGGCCATGCGAGACAAGGTGTTAGCGGCGATCGCCCTGTATGCTGAGGGCGGTAGCATCGGCAATCATCTGGACACAATCGGTTTAAGCCGCGCGGACTTCTACAGCCACAAACGCAAAAACCCTGATCTGCACACGCTTTACTTGGAAGTTCAGGAAGCGCGCGCCGATATGATGGTGGATGAGGCGTATGTAATTGGTACTGATCGTGAACTAAATCCACAGGTTGCGCGCGTACAAGCAGAGATTCGGCTCAAGATCGCCGCGGCTTTCGATCGTCGCCGCTTTGGTGAACGCCTGGCGCTCGAGACTGAGGTCAAGGTCAGTCTGACCGACGCCATAGAGGCAGGCAAAGCACGCATGCTGCCACCCCCTTGCGACCTAGCGCCCATCATAGACACAACTTGCACTGAGGTATCAGAGGCTTGCACTCCACACGCATCTGATAAGCAATCAGACACCGTGCCAATCGCCCAGGCCGACGACGATATAGATCCTTTCGCCCCATGAGAAACACCATTGAGCATGGGGGGTGCCGGCGGGGGGCACACCCGGGTTTCCGAGCGGCCATGGAATGGACGGGGACCCTTGGCGTCACTGTTGTATTTTTTCCAGAATTTTTTGCAAAAAATCGGAATTAATTTCGATGCTCTACGACGTGCAGTCCGAACAAGCCCTGATGACGGAAATTCTGGATCCGGCCTTCATCACCGATCCACTCAAGTTCGTGCTGTTCGTGTTCCCTTGGGGCAAGCGCGGCACCCCGCTTGAGCATTTCCAGGGCCCGCGCTCTTGGCAGCGCGACGATTTGGAGGAATTGGGCGAACACCTGAAAACTCAGCAAGCCCGCATGGCCCAAGGCCTCATGCCGGAAATGTGGCGCAAAGCTACCGTCAGCGGCCGCGGGCCCGGAAAGTCTGCACTGGTGGCTTGGAAGGCGCATTTCATGATGAGCACGCGCCTCGGCAGTACCACCATCATCACGGCCAACACCGAGCCGCAGCTGAAATCCCGTACCTTTGCCGAGGTTGGCAAGTGGAACACCCTAGCCCTGAACCAGCATTGGTTCGATACGACGGTCCTTTCCGTCCGCCCGGCGGGCTGGTTTGAAAAACTTGTGAAGTCCGATCTGAAAATTGACACGGGGTACTACTACGCCCAGGGCCAATTGTGGTCGGAGGAGAACCCCGACGCCTTCGCCGGCGTGCATAACCCATTGGGTGTACAAGTTATCTACGACGAAGCCTCGGGCATACCAAACCCAATCTGGAATGTGACCGAGGGCTTTTTCACCGAGCCCACCCTTAACCGCTTCTGGGACGTGTTTAGCAACGGCCGGCGCAACTCGGGCGCCTTCTACGACTGTTTCAACGACGAAGGCATGGCCGCCCGCTGGCGCCACAGGCATATCGACAGCCGGACGGTGGAGGGCACCGACACGGCGCTGTTCGAAAGCATGATCGCCCAGCACGGGATCGACAGCGACACGGTGCGGGTGGAGGTTCTGGGCAAGTTCCCGGCCCAGGGCCAAAGCCAATTCATCTCTGGCGATCTGGTGATGAACGCTCGCAGCCGGGAGGTGGAGCCCGACAACGGCGCCCCGCTCATCATGGGCGTGGATATTGCCCGCTTCGGTGGCGACAACACGGTTATTCGTTTCCGGCAGGGCAGGGATGCGCGCAGCATCCCGCCGATAAAGGTTAAAAACCGCGACAACATGTACGTCGCCAACCTCATCGCGCAATGGATCGACAAGACGAACCCGGATTCCGTCAACATCGACGCGGGCAATGGCACCGGGGTCATCGACCGGCTGCGGGAAATGAAATACCAGGTCCACGAAGTCTGGTTCGGTGGCGCCTCAAGCTCCAAGGAATGGGCCAACAAGCGCACGGAAATGTACGCCGACCTAAGGGACTGGCTTGGCGGCGGCTGCATCGACAACGATCCGTGCCTGGTGCGCGACCTCACGGCGCCGGAATACGGGTTCTTCGGCAAGGCCAAAGATTCCGTCATGCTCGAAAGCAAGGAAGCGATGAAGGCCAAGGGCATGCCGAGCCCCGACGATGGCGACGCCCTGGCCCTGACGTTTGCCCGCAAGGTGGCGCGGCGCGATGCGCGAGCCTCCCGCAACCGCCGGGCAACGGTGGCGACGGGGATGGATTTTCCTGTTTTTGGCTAGCGTGTTGTGAAATTACAAACAGTCGCCTATAATGCAACTGGCCATCTTCCCGGGGTTCTGAGACATGCAGCTTTTTGGCGGTGGCGGTTCGCCGCAACCCAAGCCCCTCCCGGCCGCCCCCGCGGTTGACCCGCAGCAGATTGCCGAGGCGCAGCAGGCCGCCGCGCGCAAGCAGCTGGAGGCGTCCAGCGGCGGCCGCGCGTCCACCATCCTCACATCCACCCTGGGCGACACTTCCGACAGTTCGTCCGTCTCCAAGAAACTGACGAGCCTGGGATGATTCCTGGCGCGCACGACCCCATTGCCGACGACTGCATTGCCCGCTGTGACCAGGCGGCGCGCAATCGCGGCAACTGGGAAAACATTTGGGAGCAGGTGGCCCGGCGCATCCTGCCGCAATACACCAACACCTTCCACCAGCAATACGGCTATCTGGAAAACCAGGGCCAGCAGAAAACCGACGAGATGGTGGACGCCACCGGTATGTTGGCGCTGCCAAAGTTCGCGGCCGCCATGGAGTCCATGCTGACGCCGCGCAACTCCACCTGGCACCGCGTCAAGCCTTACGACAAGTCCATCCTGCGCAATCGGGCTGCGGCAGCCTGGTACGACGATTTGAACCAGACGCTGTTCGATTACCGCTACGCCCCGCACGCCAACTTCGCGTCCCAGATGCACGAGGGCTATATGGGCCTGGGCGCCTTTGGCACCGACTGCATGTATGTGGACAAGCTCAAAGGGCCCCGCGGCGAAAAGGGTATCCGCTATCGCAACGTCCACCTGGGCGAGATTTTCTTTTTGGAAAACCACCAGGGCATCATCGACACCGCCATTCGCAAGTTTCCGCTCACCGCCCGCCAGGCGATGCAGTGGTTTGGCGATAAGCTGCCCGCCGAAATCAAGGAAAAAGCCAACGCCCCGGAGAAGATGGACCAGACTTTCTGGTTCATTCATTGCGTGCGGCCGCGCAAGGAAACCGAGGGCTACGACCCCGGCCGGCGCGACGTGCGCGGCATGCCGTATGGCTCCTGGTACGTCTCGCTCACCGGCAAAGTGGTGGTGAAGGAGGGCGGCTACAACACGTTCCCCTATCCCATTTCGCGCTATGTCGTGGCGCCGGGCGAAGTCTATGGCCGCAGCCCCGCCATGATGGTGCTGCCGGCAATCAAAACGCTAAACGAACAGAAGAAAACCGTGCTCAAGCAGGGCCATCGCGTCACAGATCCGGTGCTGCTCGCCCACGACGACGGCGTGCTGGCGGGCTTCTCGCTCAAACCCGGCGCTGTCAACTATGGCGGGGTGAGCGCGGAAGGGCGCCCGCTTGTGCATGCGCTGCCCACCGGCAACTTGGCCCTTGCCAAGGAGATGATGGAAACCGAAAGGCAAACCATCAACGAAGGATTCTTGGTAACCCTGTTTCAAATTTTGATCGAAACCCCGACGATGACCGCCACCGAAGTCTTGGAGCGGGCGCGGGAGAAGGGCGTGCTGTTGTCGCCCACCATGGGCCGGCAGCAAAGCGAGTTCCTTGGCCCGCTCATCGAGCGCGAAATCGACGTGCTGGCAGAGCAGGGGCTTATCCCGCCCATGCCTTTGATCGTCAAGCAGATGCAGGGCGAGTACAAGGCCGAATATGACAGCCCGCTATCTCGGGCGCAGAAGGCCGAAAACGCCAGCGGCTTCATGCAAACCCTGCGCGAAGTGCGCGACATCGTGGCGGTGACGCAGGATCCGTCCCCGCTGGACAATTTCGATTTCGACCGTGCCATCCCTGACATCGCGTATATCTCTGCGGTGCCGACGGAATGGATGCGCGGCCCCGACCAAGTGGCGGCGCTGCGTAAGGCGAGGGCGGAACAGCAGGCCACGCAGACGGCGATCGACGCAGCGCCGGCGCTGGCTGGGGTGGCGAAGGCGCTGCCGCAACTCAAACTCAACGGGCAGAATGCTTAACGACTGGTATCAGCAGGCGCGCGCCTTCCTGGTTGGCCGGGCGGGCTCTTATGCCCGCGTGTTCGACCCCCAAACCGCCGACGGCCGCGTGGTGCTGGCGGACCTTGCCCGCTTTTGCCGGGCGCATGTCAGCACCGCGGCGGCGGATCCGGTTATATCCGCCCGCCTCGATGGCCGGCGCGAGGTTTGGCTGCGCATCCAGCAGCACACCCAGCTTAACAACGACACCCTCTGGCTATTGTTTGATGGCCGGCCCCCGCCTAACCACTTGAAAGGAAACGACGAATGAGTGATGCAGGAAATGCTGGCGCCGGCGCAGATGCCGGGAACGCTGGTGGAGCTGCTGCGGGTGCAGACGCTGGTGCGGCTGCTGCTTTTGATTGGTCGAAACAAGGTCTGGACGCTGACGCATCCAGTTATGTGACGGCGAAGGGGTGGAAGACGCCGCAAGACCTCTTGGCGTCCTACCGTGGCGCGGAAAAGCTCATCGGCGTCCCGCCCGAAAGCGTGGTGAAGATCCCGCAGGGCGAGTTCAACGCCGAAGTTTTCAACACCCAGGTCTACGACAAGCTGGGCCGGCCGAAAGAAGCCAC